TGTATCTTGATTTTCAATCATAGTTTACCCCCGTTTTTTAAAATTTGTGTACCTGTCAAACAATAATAAGGCGAAAACCCACAACCTAGGATACTATATATATACCTTGGACTCCCTTGGACTGCGCTTTCTTTTTTATCAGTATATGTATAGCCAAGGTTTTCGTTAACTCCAGAAATATATTTATTGTCTTTTATAGCATAGTAGACGCTTGGTTTTAAGCCTGAGCTCCTTTGCGCTTTTACTCCCAAGCAAATGGGGCAAGTGATGTATTTTTCATCACTTGAGAAAAAAAGGTTTAGCCCTTTCCTTTTTCCTTCTGTCACTCTGTAACATTCGTGCCCATGCTCATGTACTTTAAAAAATACATCAGCTCTTGTATATGGTTTTTCTTGTATAAAAATCTTGCCGGTTTGTTTAAAGTGATATTTGGAAAAACACTCAGAGCAATCCACTTTTGAAATATCATCGGTAGAGTTCGGGCTTTTGCACTTTTTTCTATATCGACAATCAATCCCATCAAAATGTAAAGTTTTATTCTTCCAGGCCATACTCACTCCTTAAAGTTTTTAAGTTTTTGTTTAAGTAATTCAAGCTCAAAGCCTGCGAGCTGTATAGCCACGCCTATTTTATCAAGCGAAATTTCTGTTTTCTTTTTCATTTTTTACTTTCTTCTATTAATTTTTCTATTAAACTTATAAGATTTAAATATTCTTTTTTATAAAGTTCGTTATTTTCATGTGTTTTTAACACTTCTCTTTTAAAGGCTTCTAAATCACCTCTGAAGCAACCGCAAACAACAAGGGTTTTCTCATCTGTCCAATAAACTGTCGTTTGGCTTTTCCTTGATCCTATTTTTCTTGAAGTGAACCTTTGCGGGTTAGAGTGAAAATCAGTGCAACAAGAGCACCTAGTGCAACCAGTACAATCAGTGCAATAAGAGCAACCAGAGCAATCAGAGCAATCAGAGCAATTATAGCACCTAGTGCACCAAGAGCACCTAGTGCAACCAGTACAATCAGTGCAATAAGAGCAACCAGAGCAATCAGAGCAATCAGAGCAATTATAGCACCTAGTGCAATTCAAAAGAGACTCACTTTTAATTCTCGCTTCCTCTTCTGTGTAAATGTTCGCACTCCAATAATTTTCGTTTTTATCAGTCCATTTGTTGTTTATAAGTATCATTTTTTACTTTCTTCTATTAATTTTTCTATTAAACTTATAAGATTTAAATATTCTTTTTTATAAAGTTCGTTATTTTCATGTGTTTTTAACACTTTTCTTCTAAAGGCTTCTAAATCACCTCTGAAGCAACCGCAAACAACAAGGGTTTTCTCATCTGTCCAATAAACTGTCGTTTGGCTTTTCCTTGATCCTATTTTTCTTGAAGTGAACCTTTGCGGGTTAGAGTGAAAATCAGTGCAACAAGAGCAGCTAGTGCAATAAGAGCACCTAGTGCACCAAGAGCACCTAGAGCAATCAGTGCAATTATCGCAATAAGAGCACCTAGAGCAATCAGAGCACCTAGAGCAATCAGTGCAATTATCGCAATAAGAGCAGTGAGCACAATCAGTGCAACAAGAGCAGCTAGTGCAATAAGAGCAACTAGTGCAACAAGAGCAACTAGTGCAATCAGAGCAATTATAGCAATCAGAGCACCTAGAGCAATCAGAGCACCTAGAGCAATCAGTGCAATTATCGCAATAAGAGCAGTGAGCACAATTAGTACAACCAGAGCAACTAGTGCAATCAGAGCAGTCAGAGCAATCAGAGCAGTCAGTGCATCTAGTGCAATTCAAAAGAGACTTGCTTTTAATTCTCGCTTCTTCTTCTGTATAAATGCTCGCACTCCAAGTATTTTTGTTTTTATCAGTCCATTTGTTGTTTATAAGTTTCATTTTTTACCCATTTTTTTAAGTGATAGTGCCAGGAAATCGTCACAAGATTTTTTGATTTTGATTTTAGTAAGTTTCATTTACTGCATCTCCATCTTCAACAAAGTGCATTACAGATTCCCTAGCGTCATATTTAATAGAACGCCGAACAGCTGTTTCAATGAAGTTTGAAAGCCTTTTTATGTGATGTTCTTTTTCAAGATCAAGTAAAATTTCAATAAAAGTTTGCACATACTCTGCCCAATGCTTCCCTGGATCTGCGCTTAACTTCCACCGGCCTTGACGAAAAACCTTATAAAAGTCCTCTGGGTTTTCTATAATTTCTAAAAAAGTGAAAGTGTCAATCTGGTTTTTTAGGTTGAGGAAGAGTATAACACCCTCCCCACTCCTATTTTTGCTTATGAAAATTGTTTTTCTCTCTAAGTACATTTTATTCCATCCTTTTTTCATACTCAGCAACTTACTGAAGTATAAATACAATATAACACGGGTTAAACAAAAAAGCAAGGGTTTTATAAAAAAATATTTAAAAAAGTTTTGGAGTTCACTTTTGCGGACAAAAAAGGATGAAAAAAATGGTTGACAAACGCACGGGAATAATTATTTTATCAAATGCTAGTTAGTAACATTGTTGAATTTTTAAGTTTGTATACTGGGAAAGGCTACTACTGACTAGCATCACCGGCCTTTTTCTTTATATAAAAACACCTGCTGTCCACCTTGGCAACTCAATGCCAACAGGTGGCGGCACAGTAGGTGGGCTTGAGTATTCAAGTTTCTACTCGATTGTGTTTTGGTTGTTATCTCGATGCTGTAAGGCATCCCGTACTGCAACCAAAAACAAACATCCCGCCACTGGTCGCAAGACCGGATTGGCTTGCATAGGGTTACAGAGTGACCGAGGCCCTACGATTGCAAGCAACTTTTAACGCTCGACGACCGACAAAAAGTAATATCCCTGAAAAAAAGGGATTACTATATCCAACTCTCAAACCTCTAAAAAGTATGGTTTACTTAGCTTATTGAAAGTAAATTACTTAAAGTATAATGTTAAAAATTAAAGCTATTTATAACACTAACTCTCAAACAACTATCAACATGTAGAATAAAATGTTAATAGTTTGTTGACAAACTGTTGAAAGTAGATTATATTTTGGGCATGTCGGGTAGACCGCTTGAATATGGACATCATATAATTGAAGGTGCTAAAGATTACTTAGCGCAGTGTAAAGACTCTTTTATAGTCGAAAATGGAACTCCTGTAAACCAAGTAAAGCTACCTTCAATCGAAGGTTTGGCTGTTTTTCTACATGTTGGACGGCCAACGATTTATGATTGGAAAGAAAAATTTCAAGAATTTTCTTACATCGTTGAAGAAATACTGGCAGAACAAGCTGATAGACTCTTAAATAATGGCCTTTCCGGGCGATATAACGCATCTATCACTAAGCTACTACTAAACAAGCATGGTCATAGTGATAAGCAGGAAACTACTATAAGCGGTAATCCTGACAGCCCCTTGGTTCACAGAATTGAGCGGGTTATAGTCAAAAATGCTTAATACCCTGCAAATAAAAACGCCAGAATGGGCTGAACCACTTTTACAGCCAAGCCGGTATAAAGCCATTCACGGTGGGCGAGGATCTGGGAAATCGCATGAAAGAGCTGAAGCTTTAATTGAAGCTCATATCATTGATCAAAATTGCCGTTCTGTTTGTATCCGTGAAGTGCAAAAAACTCTCAATCAGTCTGTTAAAAGGCTTTTAGAGGTGAAAATAGAATCCCTTGGTGTTGGTTCTTACTTTGATGTACAAGAATCTTGTATTAAAAATAAAAATGGTGGCGGGCAGATAATATTTCAAGGTATGCAGAATCATACTGCGGATAGTATAAAGTCTTTGGAAGGTTATGACATCGCTTGGGTAGAAGAAGCCCAGTCTTTAAGCCAAAGATCACTTGACATTTTAAGGCCAACTATTCGCAAGCCAAACTCAGAAATTTGGTTCACATGGAACCCTAATTTGATTACAGACCCAGTTGACCAGCTTTTCAGGGCAAACACACCGCCTCAAAATTCAATAGTTCTTGAAGTAAACTACGATCAGAACCCTTGGTTCCCAGATGTACTCAAACAGGAAATGGAATATGATAGAGCGCGCGATGTAGATAAATACAACCATGTTTGGTGTGGGAAATATCTAAGTAATAGTAATGCTCGAGTATTTAAGAATTGGCGTGTAGAAGAATTTGAAACGCCTCCTGATGTTGTTTTTCGCTTCGGTGCAGACTGGGGCTTTGCTAATGATCCCACCGTACTTGTTCGCTGTTATATCGTAGGCAGAACCTTATATGTAGACTATGAAGCATACATGATTGGATGCGAGATAGTTAATACACCTGATTTATTCCTAACGATACCACAAGCCGAAAAATGGCCTATTGTGGCGGATAGTTCAAGACCTGAGACTATATCACACATGCGTAAAAATGGATTCCCTAGAATAATGGAATCTATCAAAGGTGCGGGAAGTGTTGAAGATGGAATAGAGTTTTTAAAGAGCTATGATATTATTGTACACCCAAGATGTAAGCACTTAATAGATGAACTGACACATTACAGCTATAAAATAGATCAATTAACCAACCAAGTCTTACCTGTTCTAGCAGATAAAGACAACCATGTGATAGACTCTTTGCGGTATGGACTAGAGGGCGTACGCAGGGTATCAGTACAAGAAAAAAAGAAATACACATATATAGACTATGTAAGGCGATAAATGATAGACAATGAAAAAATAGTTAAAGAAGCGATGAGCTTTCAAAAGCATGTTGAGGAAAAAGAATCTAGGGCGCGCTCTGATATGAAATCAGATTTGGATGCTTACTACGATGATATTTGGGAAGCAGTGGCACCTGGCTGGCGTGCAATGTTTAAGCAATATGGCCGACCTGTTTTAGAAATGGGCCGAATGAATCCAATAGTGCGCCGTGTTATAAATGACATAGTCAACATGGAACCAGAGATAAAGAACATTGGCAGGAATCTGGAAGACAAAGAAAAAGCAGAAAAACGCCAAGGACTTATTCGCCATATCATGTACAACTCTGACGCACAGGATGCAATAGGACTAGCTGCTTTACATGCTTCAATCATGGGTCGTGGACATTTCCGTATTTTAACAGACTACGAAAATGATTTCAGTAGAGATCAGGAGATTAAATTCACTAAGATCGAGAACCCTTTGAATGTATACATGGACACAGAAAATAGGTACATGGGTTGCCAAAAGGGCTTACTTATTGACCGCATGTCCAAGGATGATTTTAAAGAAACCTACCCCGAAGCTGACCCAATAAACTGGGAAGGGTCTTTAGATAGCTGGACAGACACAGACACAATCGCAGTAGCAGAGTTCTATAAGTTTAAGACTAAAAAGCGCAAATTGATTGTATTTGAGGATGGTTCAAAAATATATGAAGATGAGTTGGACAAGGATTTTAAAGATGATGCAAAACTTTTAAAAGTAGATGAGAGAGAAGTTAATACTAAGGTTTTGTGTTGGTATAAACTTACAAGTAAGCAGGTGTTGGACTGGCAAGAATTACCCGGGAAACTTATTCCCATTGCAACTGTCATAAGTGATGAAGGTAAAACAAGTACGGGTGAGATTATCATTTCAGGCGTTGTGCGTAAAAGCAAAAGCGCATCTTGGATGTATGATTTGACCTGTTCGCTTGAAGCTGAAAACATGCTTCAGAACTCTATTACACCATGGACAGGTGATCCGAGACAGTTTGAAGGATTTGAAAATTTATATGCAGAAGCTAATAGCGTTCCGCGCGCTTATTTACCACATAATACGGTTGTCGATGAGGTAACTGGGCAAATGTTGCCAAGGCCAGACCGAGTTGCGCCCATACCTGTAAGCCCTGTTCTATATCAAGCCAAAGCAACATATAGAGATGATATGCTGGCCTCCAGTGGCATGAATGAAGCAGGCATGGGGCAGATATCTAATGAAAAATCTGGTCGTGCTATTATTGCAAGAAGTCAAGAAAGTAAGGTCACTAACTCGCATATAACTAGAAGCATTGGAAGTGCATTAACTTATGCTGGTCGAATTATAAACCAATGGCTCCCTATTTATTACGATACAAAGCGCATTATCTCTATTCTTGATATTGAAATGAAACCGGGGAATCTGGAGATCAATAACGGCCAAATAGATCTAGGCGATCCTTGGGATGATATTATAGTGACTATGGGGCCAGGTTATCTATCTGGTCGCATGGAGTCAATGGAAAGCATGATGCAATTTATCCAAGCGGTTCCAGGACTTGCACCTGTTATATCTGATTTGATAGCTGAGAATTCGGATTGGCCAGGAAGCCAAAAGATCGCTGAGAGAATACGGACTACTATGTCTCCAGATGTATTGGCTGCTGGTGGTGGAGCTGATCAATTAGCTACAAAACTACAAATGGCAATGATGCAATTAAAACAAAGCGGAGTTGTTATTGAGCAGTTACAAATGGCTATGGAGCAAATGAAGCAAAGTGCTGGCGATAACGCTGTCAAATTACAGCTAGAAGAAATCAAAGGCCAACAGGCGTTGATGTTGCAACAAATGAAAAACCAAAACGCTATTGAAACGGAAATGATTAGAGGGGATGTAGCTATACAAAAGCAACAATTAGCTAACCAAGTACAGATGCCAAGTGTAGGTGAAGAAATCGAAGGGTATATATATAAAGGTGGAGACCCTGCCGATCAATTTAACTGGGAACCTGTAAATGGCTGAGCCTTGGATTAAATACCAAAACCAACCCTATACATACGATAGGGAGCGCGAAGAAGCTGAACAGGCTAGGCGTACGGTTGAAAATACAGTTTATAAACAGGGCAATGCGTTTGATCCGTATAAATACCAAGGCATAGAGGGCCTTTTAGGCACTTTAGAGACTGTTGATTACTTGACAGCCGCACCAGTTCGCTATGGTGTTATGGAGACGATAAGAGGGTTAAAACAAGGTAATTACGGGCCTTGGAACTTCTTTAAGGGTGCGAAAAAGAGTTTTGCTAATCCTAGAACTGCTCCAAGTGGTAAGGATATATCTAAAGAGTTGGGATTGAGTGAAAAAGGGCTGAATAGAATTACAGGCGATCAATACGCACCTAATGTAAGCCCTGCTGGCCTTGCTGGATTTGCTTTGGAGAATGTACTAGACCCAACCAATTTAGTTGGTGCTGGCTTGTTTGGTGCTGGAATAAAAGCAGTTGGCAAAGCCGATGATTTACTTAAGCAGGCAAAGAATTTTAAGAGTGCTGATGAGTTTATAAAAAGTCTAAATGATTATAAAATGACGCACAGGCCGACAGAGGGTGTAAGAGCTTTTAATTTAATTGAACCTGTAAATGGTGAAAATATGATCCCAAAAGATATGTACGAAAGATGGTATGGCTCTAGGGGAACGCAAGAAGATTTGGAAAGTATAAAAGCTTTAAAGCAAATAAAAGACAAGCCAGAAGCAGAAGTTACAATATACAGAGCAAGCCCAAAAAAAGAGTTTAACTATGGCGATTGGGTGAGTTTATCAAAAGGGTATGCAAAACAACATGCAGAAGCTAATGGGTTAAAAGTTTACTCTCAAAAAGTAAAAGCAAAAGATTTGAAATGGGCCATGGATGATATAAATGAATTTGGTTATTACCCAGATTCTTATAAGCAAAATCTAACTGATATATGGAACCAAGCCAATAAGGCTGATGATGTACTGCCAAGGAATAGCAAAGAGTATACAGAGAATTTCAAAAACTGGTTCGGTGATAGTAAGGTAGTGGATAAAGATGGTAAGCCTTTGGTTGTTTATCATGGGACAACTGGAGACTTTGACATGTTCTCTAGGGATAAGGGTGGGTACAACACAGGCGCACAATCCGCAAGAAAAGGTATATTTCTTACCGAAAACCCGGAGGTGGCGAGCGGGTATGCTAATATTGGGGGAATGAGAGTACCTGATGATTATGTGTACCGGGGGCCTAAAAGAAGTTATAAAGATGTGGATGATCTATATCGTATCGCTATTAAGGGTGGGCCTAATATTTTTGACAACCCTGTTACAGGTGTTAAGGATATGTTTGCGATCAATGTTGTCAGAAACGCTAGTAACCTAAAAAAGATACGAGACGATATGCTCAATGGTGATTCTTTTGAAAAAGCAGTGGCAAATCATGGTAGCGCTGATCTATTTGGCGGAGAACTTGTTTCAATAGAAGGGTTTCATGGGGGCAATGTAATGCCCACCTATGTAAACATAAAAAACCCATTAGAGTTTGATTTTAAGGGGGAGTCGTACAGAGAAAGGACATATAGCGAACTGATAGATCAGGCAGTATCTGAGGGTAGGGATGGGACTATCTTCTACAATACTTTTGATGAAGCAGTACCTATGGAAAACCCTAAACCACACACAGTATACATGGCATTCGATCCTGCACAAATCAAATCCGCCACAGGTAATCGCGGTACATTTGATCCCAAAGACCCGAACATATTAAAAGGACTGGCCCCAGTTGCTGGCCCTTGGCTGTACTTCCAAAACACCCGTCAAGAAAGGACGCAAAATGAGTATTGAGATTCAAGATGAATTAAACGAGGTTCTTAATGAACCCGCAGTAGAGCCTACACAAGATGTAGAGACTATTGAAGAGCCTAAAGAAGATATACAAGCAGAAGAACCCACCCAAGAAGAGGGACCTGCTAAAGAGCCTGAAAAGCCGGTACAGCAAGAAAAGAAAAAACTCTCTTTTGAAGAACGCCAAGCCCAGATTGCAAAGCAAATAAAAGAGAAGCATGAGGTTCTAAGAGGTATCGAAGCAGAGCGCGAAGCACTACGAAAAGAACGCGAAGAAATCGAGAAGTATAAAGCGCAATATGCACCTAAAGAAGATTTACCACCTGATCCCAAAAACTATGATCCTGAACATCCAGAAAAATATGTCGAAGATTTGGCGGAGTGGAAGGCTTCTCAAAAGCTAAAAGCTGAAAAACAAAGGTATGAATCTGAAACAAAACAAAGGGAATTGCAACAAGAAACACAAAAGCGTCTAAATGATTGGGAAATAAAAACCAAAGCCCGTGTAGCTAAAGACCCTGCTTTTACGGAAAAAGAAAACCTTGTTGTGATGGTCTTACAGCAGAATCCCAATAAAGAAATGTACAACGCTATCATGGACAGCGAAAATAATGTAGATTTAGTAGACTATTTGGGGCAAAACCCAGAAGAATGTTTAAGAATTGCTTCTACTCGCGGAATCCGCGCCGCCGTTGAAATCGGCAAACTTGAGGCAAGAATACAGGGACGGAAATCGCAAGCCGTATCCAAAGCACCTGCGCCGATCAATACTATCAAACAATCTAATTCCATGGGAGTTAGGAATCCTGAAAGTATGGATCACGGTTCATATAGCGATTATATGAACAAACTACAATTCGGGCGTTAGCCTGCTCAAAACAAACAGATCACTCAACTTTCATTAAGAAAGGGGTAAAGTATGGCAAACACCATTCTTACCGCGGATCTCGTACTCAAAGAAGTAGGGCGCAGATTCGACAATAAAGTTCCGTTCCTTAGCTCCATGACTCGCTCGTATGATAATTCATACCAAGCGTATGGTGCAAAAGGTGGGGAATCAATCCGCATCAAGAAACCTGGTAAAGTAGTAGTAGGCGAAGGTAAAACACTTGTTGAAGCCGATGCAACAGAAACCAGCGTAACCTTAACCAAAGCCACCCAGTTAAATGTTGGTATGCGCTTCTCTTCTAAAGAGTTGACTACCGATATTACTGAGTTTGGCCCTTTACATGCTGAACCTGCTGCTGCTGCAATAGCTTCAAAGGTTGAGAAAAAAATCCTCGAAACTGTTTATAAGCAAGTATACAACACTGTTACTTTGCCTGTAACTTCAGTTGACAAGGATGATGTCCTTAATGCTACTATCAAGCTCAATCAATTTGAAGCGGCTGGTAAGCGTTATGGTGTTATCTCTCCTAAGGTTAATGGCCAGTTAGTGAGTGGAAACGCTTCACTATTCAACCCAGTTCCTTCCGTTTCTCGCCAGTATATGCAGGGTGAGATTGGTGAAATCTATGGTGTTGATATGGCTTGGACAAACAACTTGCCTGCACATACCACCGGTAACTATAACGGTGCGCATGTGATCGATGGCGCAGGCCAAACAGGTTCTACACTTACCGTTAAAACTGGTACAGGCGTACCCACTGCTGGTGATGTGTTTGTAATTGCTGGCGTGTATGGTGTTAATCCAGTGACTCTCGAAGATACTGGCGAATTACAACAATTCGTTGTTGGTGCTGGTGCTTCTGCTACATCATGGCCTATCACTCCAGCTTTGAGCGTTACAGGTAATACAAAAACTGTTACAGCTCTTCCCGCTGATGGTGCGGCCATTACTGAAGTTGGTACTGCTTCTACTGTTTACCCTCAACAGCTTATCTATACCGAACAGGCGTTTGCCTTTGGTGTAGCCGACTTGGAACTCCCTGGGGTTAGCAAGTTTGAAAGCCGTTTGGTAACAAAGGGCGGTATGTCAATGCGTCTTATCAAAGATTACCAAATTAGTAATGACGATTGTATCTATCGTCTTGACTGTTTGTTTGGTATCGTAACCGTTTCACCTGAATTTGCTTGCCGTATTTACGGCGTATAGGAAAGGAGCAAACAATGAGTAACGAATCTGGCGTAGAATATATCGGTATTGGTCGTGATGGAAGTTCATTAGGTGCTGATACATCTGATAAAATTTCCCTTTACGGAAAAACCCCAATTATACAACGAAGCGGAGCCGCGCAAGCTACCTCCCTCGTTGGTACTGCATCTAGTGCAGATGTGAATACAGATCTCAAGGCTGCGGTCATTGAGATTATGAATACACTTACTGCGATTGGTGTTTGGAAGGGATCGGCCTAGTGCTGGTTGCTTTTTGTGTACCCTCCTTAGTGGGGTTAAACAAAATGTATGTGGAGGCGATGGAGAAATCCATCCCTCTTTTACATGCAAAAGGTTATAAAGATATTTTCATTCAAGAAATTGGATGCCCATATATATCACATGCTAGGTCTAAAATGCTCAGAAAAGCAATGGACAGGGGTGCTGATATAGTTGTTTTTACAGATTACGATTTAAGCTGGAAGCCTACTGATTTACTTGATTTAGTTGAATCTGCTGGTGATGTCGTGGCCGGCATTTATCGGTTTAAAAAGGACGAAACCGAATACATGGGAACAGTAAAGTCTGATGAAAATGGCTTCCCAATAGTGAAAGATGGTGCTTTATTATCTGATAGAGTTCCCGCTGGATTTTTAAAGCTAACCAAACACGCAGTGAATAAGTTCATGAAGGAATACCCAGAATTGTTATATGGTGATCCTATAAATTATTCTGTGGACTTATTTAATCATGGGGTAATTGATGGTGTTTGGTATGGTGAGGATTACGCTTTTAGTAGAAGATGGACTGAAAAATGTGGGGATATTAAAATCCTGCCAGATTTAGATATTTGCCATTGGAAGATAGATTTTGCTGGTAAAAAAGACCCTATTCCTTTTGAGGGGAATTACCACAAGTTTTTATTGAATTGTCCGAAATAATAAAGTATATTAGTAGCATCTCGCCATAGTGCGCAAAATTTCCTTTTTGGAGGCGAGAGTGAAACAAGAATACCCTAAAGCACTATATAAAACCCGCGAAAATTATATAATTGTCAAAGACCTAGCAGCGCATGAAGATGCTAAAGCAAGGGGATTTTATGAACATTGGAACGATGTTAAAACTGATTCCGTTTTTGGAAGTGTTGATTCGCTTGATAAAAGAATTGCGGAGCTGGATGAAAAAGCCGAAGCGGTTAAAACGGAAATTAAAGAGTTAAAGCCAAGGAAGTCTATCCGTGGCAACGGTTGATAAGGTTATTAAACGGGCCTTAAGGCTTATCGGTGCGCATACCACTGGGGATGATGTCTCTAGTGAGGAAATGATAGACGCTTTAGATTCTCTTAACTCCATGCTTTCGGTGTGGAATAATAAAAAGTTGCTTGGGCCTAATTTAGTAAGGGCTGGAAAAGTTATCTCTGCTGGCGATGGTGATTATACCATTGGAACAGGTGCAAATATTAATGTAGATCGACCAGTAAGGGTTGATTATGCTTTCTTGCGGGATGGTTCTTTTAGTGATGAGACATTGTTGCAAATAGGAAGATCGGAGTATTCGGATATTAGTGTGAAAACAGAGCAGGGAAGACCAACTTGTTTTTTCTATGACGCTACCCTTCCAACTGGAACCATTTATTTACACCCTATTCCAGACCAAGAGTATACTTTGCTTCTTGATCTATTTTATCGTTTCCCTAGTTATGACAACCCTGCTGATTCTTTCGCTTTACAAGATGGCATGGAGGATGCAGTAGTCTATAACTTGGCTATTCGCCTGGCTCCAGAATACGGTAAGCAAGTACCTCCTGATGTAAGGCAAATTGCTTCTGAGGCTTTAAGGGCTGTTAAAATGACAAATTCTTTAGACATACCGATTGTTACTACTTGGTATAAATCAAATTTTAGTATTGAGGCTGGCTAATGTACAATTACACTATACAACAGCCTAGGATGCCTGATTTAGCTGAGGCTTACCTGCGAGGCTTGCAGATTAGAAATGACCGCCAAGACCGTGCTATGAGGCAAAGAGCTTTTGAAATTGAAGAAGCAGATCATAAAAGAAGAATAGAGCAAGAAGCACTAATGAATCCTTTGCAGATACAATTAGTGAAAGCAGACATTAAGAGAGCGCGAAACGAGAATGCACAAGCTATCCTTGATCGAAAAGCAAACGCCGAAAAAATAAATCAAAGCGATATTAACAGGAAAATATTTGTCCAATCATTAGAGAGTGATCCTCTTAAAAGGCGTTTTGGTATTGAACAAATAGCTGGCCCAATGCCTAGAAATAAATACGAAAGTGGTATTCCCATTGAGGGAAGCCCAGAACAATTACGCGCCTATGCTTTAGGCCCAGAAGAGTATACTAAAAACCTTTTAAATGCTTCTGGTGCGTCTGATATCCCTATGGATGTACGAACATTTGAATATTGGCAGTCTTTATCGCCAGACGAACAAGAAGACTTTTTCAAAGTAAAACGCGCCCAACAAATTATAGACCTTGGCGGAACAACTGGCATTTTAAACCCTATTACAAATGAGGTAGGAACTCAATTTACCAAAACACCTAAGCCATTAGAAGGTGAAAAATTAACTATTGATCAAGAAGAGTTAAGGTTAAAACAAGAAGAAGCTGGAAGAAAAGCAGATGACGCACTTAAAAAACATAATCAATTTAAACTTGCTAAAGAGGGCGAGTTAAGTAGTTTAAAAGAATTTGCCAAAAGTGCAAAAAACCTTTCTACTAAAAATCTTGGTCTTAATTATGGTATAGGTAAATATGCTAGGATAGTACCAGGAAGCGATGCTGCCAATGTTAACGCTCAAATAAACAAGCTGGTTAGTTCTGGCGTGATTCAAGTTATGGCTAAAATGAAAGCTGAGTCACCAACTGGTGCAACTGGTTTTGGTGCTTTAAGCGAGCGCGAGATGGATGTGTTAAAAAATTCTTTTTCAATTTTAGCGGATAGAAATATAAGCCCAAAATTAGCTAAGGAAGAATTAGAGAACATCCATAAAATAATGAATGAATATATGGGTAGAATTGAAAAAAACTCCAGTTTACCTAGTAGCGGTCAGAATAAAAATGTTGACCCTAGGGAATTAATACCAAGTTTTGGACTTGAAAGGCCTACTGGCAAAAAAACAAGCACTAAAAAGGGTGATCCACTAGGATTAGGTTTATAATGATAAACTATAAAGATTTTGCCACAAAGATAAAAGCGCAATATCCAGAATATGCAGATTCTGACGATAAAGAACTAGCTAAAAAAATTATAGAAAAATACCCAGAATATAAAGAAAAAGTTTCATTTCTTCCTAAAGCCGCTACAAAAGAAGAATTAGCTCAAAGAATATTAGAAGCTAAGCGCGAAGAGTACGCTAAAATGCCTTGGTATGATAGGGCTTTGGCTGGTGCTGGAAAAATTGCTTATTCTAGCTCTATTGGATTAGTTAAATCTTTACTTGGCCAAGGTGATGAAGTACGCGATACTATGGGAGAATTTGAGCAAGCATCACAAGGAGACGCAGCAACTTTTCTTGGTGGCATTGGTGCTGATCTAGCTTTAACAGCTATCCCAGTGTCCAAGGCTGGAAGTTTAGCTCGTGGCGCTACTAACTTGGGGCGATATGGAAAAGCGGCTATTGGTGGCCTAGGTGAAGGTTTGGCAAGTGCCAGTATGCACCAATTACAGAATGTTGGACAAGGTAAAGATGTAAGCCTTGGTGCGGCTGGTTTAGAGACTGGTTTAAGTGCTGCGCTACCTGTTGTCGGTACTGCTATGTCTGACTTTTTCAAGGCTGGCGGTAAAGAGGTATTGAGGGCCGCATCCAAGCCAAAAGACTATCTGAAAAGGAGTATTAATCCGCCAGATTATAAATATGCTCTTGATAACAAAACAGTATCATATTTTGGTGGCCCTCAAAAGATGTACGATAAAATAAATGAACAGATCACACGAAATTCCGGTATAAAACAGGCAATAGGGCAAGAATCTGGTGTTGTTGTTGATTACGGGCAAGTTTTGGCAGATGCGAGGAGAAACTTATCCAAAAATGTTGGAAAGAAAGGTGGGTTATCGACTGACGATTACCAGCTCGCGCTAAAGCATGAAGATGACCTAGTAAATACCATTATCCAAACCGGGCAAGATTTGCAAGCGGATGTGGCAAATGCTACAACTATTCGGCAATTTGCCGATGGGCGTTCAAATTTTACCGATGACATTAAAAAGACGATCACAAACGAAAGCCATTACTATAAGGCTGTAAGAGATGCAATTGAGGATCAGATAGACTCAAAAGTGGCAAATTCTGGCATGGATAAGGCAAAAATTTCCCAGTATCTAAAAGCAAAACAAGACCTTGGCAAGCTAATGCCATTAAAAAACAGTACAAAGGATATGTTAGAGCGTAAAGCAAATACCTACCAGCGTATTGCAATTATGAATGGCATACCTACTGGCATTGGGGCTACTTATGGGGCTATGAGTGCCGAAGAAAACAAGGGACAAAACGCTCTAAAATATATGGCGCTAGGGTATGGGGTTGGAAATTTACTTTCAACCCCTGGCGGTGCTAAAATGCTTTATGATGTTGGTCGAGGTATTGGTAATCAAGGCTTACAAACTGGCCTGGGGCAACTAGGAAGAAGCGCGGCCTTTGCACCATGATAACCACCATTCCCATAACCGCAGGCAACGCCACCACAGGCTTAAAACAGGCTGATTCAAGGCGTTTAGTCAATATGTACTCTGAACCAACTATGGGCAGGGTTGACTATGCTGTAAAGAAGCGTGCAGGCTATGGGTTAGAATTAACTTTAAGCGGTTTATGGGCTATCCGTGGCCTTTATGAGACAAGCACAAATAGGTTGTTTGGAATCCGTGGTAGTTCTCTTTATGAAATTGATCTGGATAATGTGACCACTTTGCACGGGAGTATTGGCAGTACATTTGGGCCTGTTTCGATGACTGATAATGGCATTGATTTAGTTATTGCTGATGGCTCCACTTTATACACTTTTAACATGGACACAAACACCTTAGAAGCTATTACAGATCCAGACGCGCCAAGCAATACGCCTTTGGTGGATTACATTGATGGATATGTTTTCGGGTTTAATCCTGACGCTTCTGAAATTGGTGAGTATCAATATTCTGATCCAAGCAATGTAAGCACTTGGTCTAACTTAGATAAAACCTATGCTGAGAAGTCACCAGATAAACTTATATCTCTTATTGCAAATAATGGGGATTTGTGGTTGTTTGGCTCTCGCTCTTATGAAGTACATGGGAACACTGGTGCGGCTTTAAATACATGGGCGCCTATTGGTGGGGCTAATAAAGATATAGGTTGTGCAGCTACCTACTCAGTGGCAAAGCTAGGAGGAAGTGTATTCTGGCTTGGTGCAAGTAAAGAAGGTCATGCACAGGTGTTTATGTCTGTTGGATACGGTGCGCAAAAGATTAGTTCTTTCAATGAAGATTCTCGAATCTCTGAAATTGACGATATATCGGATGCCATTGGGTTTACATACCAATACAAAGGCCATTCATTTTACATGCTCACTTTTCAAAGTGGTAATTTAACTTTGGTTTACGATATTGTAACAAACACTTGGCATGATGAAACTTGGTATAATTCAATTTTAAACATCCAAGAAAAAAGCAGGGTGTTTTGCCATGCGTTTTTTAATGGTACGAATTACTTTGGCGATTACGCAAACGGGAATATTTATACTATAAGTGAAGATACATACACTGATAATGGTAATCCTATTATTTGTGATATGGATTTTCCATACATAGATAACCAAGGCCAGCCAGTGACATTTTATAGCATTATTTTAGATGTGCTTACAGGTGTTGGGCTAGTTGGTCAAGGTGAACCAAAACTACAATACTGCCATTCTGATAATGGGGTGAATTACTCTCATTGGCGTGATGTAGGTATTGGTGCAATCGGTGAGTATTTCAAAAGGGTTAAGATAAACAAACTTGGTATGGCCCGGCATGGGAAGAGATTTTTCCGTATTCGATACAGCCAACCAACAAAGTTTTTGGTTATGAATAAATGTATAGGAGAGGTTGGTTAATATGGCGGTACCAGGGTATTTGGTAGAAAGAAATGCAAAAAGAATTGCAAGTGATATAGGAGACGCTGTTGGAGATGTTTATAACGATTTATCGGGGAAAACAGCTGCTAGGGCGGCAAGAGATGCGGCTAGAACCCAAGCAGAGGCCATCCAATATGGCATAGATGTACAGGACAGGCAGTTTAATCAGTCTCGTGCTGATATGATGCCTTGGCTTGAATCTGGCAGGGCTAACTTGGCTACACTTGGCGAGCGCATGGGTCGCGGTGATTTTGACATGCCAGATATGGACTTAGAAGGGCCAGCATTCAACTTTAACATGCAAATGGATCCTGGTTATCAGTTCCGTATTGCAGAAGCTGAAAAAGCTCTAGGGCGTATGGCGGCAGCTCGTGGTAATCGTTTATCTGGTGGCTCTTTGGCTGAATTGTCTGATCGCATAGGAGATATGGCAAGTAATG